CTAAGATAAATTTACAGACTTCTGTAAGTAGCTACCTGATGCCTGACAATGGTGGCGTTGGTGGTAAGCATTCAACAGGACAAACAAGCAATCCAACACAGACAGATGATGTCAGCAATGGCTACGCAATCGGCTCTATATGGGTCAACGTCACCACAAACAAAGTATTCCAGTGCCTCAGTAATGTTTCTGGTGCTGCTAGTTGGCATGAACTGGCTGCATTCAATCCACAAGGACACTGGATTCCCGCGACGAGTGG